TAGTTGTATATTATACCCATTACCGACGTATCGGTTAGGTATGTCTGCTTTCTTAATTCCTTTTGAATTTTTATTGTACAGAGCTTCTTCTATAATTAAGGGTATAGAAGACTTGCCAGTACCGTTTGTACCAATAATTTGAGTTACAGTGTTATCATCTAAAACTAATGCGTTGTCGGAACCATAGCTAAAGCAATTATTCCAGTGTAGCTGTTTGAGAGTAATCATTGTAAGTCCCTATAATGCTTGATATTTTGTCTTGTGGAAGTTCTAATATATAAGTAAAGTATTCTGCTAACTCTTCTTCTATGCTCATTTCTTTACTAAGAAGAAGCGTGGCTTCTGTACTCCGTTTAACTACTTTCTTATCGAGTAGCTCTGAGTTTTTAACTTTAGATAAATCTTGTATATCTCCTTCCAGTTCATATATTGTATGATGATATGTACTAGGTATCATCTCTGCTGGGTCTTGTACTGTTTTTCTCAGTAGCTGTGGCAGATCAAACCTGTCCCACATCCATGACCAGTCTTTGTCATTTATCAATAGGTAACCTGTCTCAACTATGTTTCTATGAAACGAAGTTGTCATAGGGCTGCCTGGGTATACAATGTTTTGTTGTGTATTACTATGTGCATGTAAGTCACCTGCGAATACTACTGGAAAGTCTTCAAGTCTTTCTAGGTCAACTTCAGGCTTTACATGCGGAGGAATCTCTCCTCGTACATGAGTAAATAGAGGCCACTTAGTATCAAATGCCTCTATACTATTTTTCCTGTGTAAATCTGCGTAAGGTAAAACATTAAAACCTCTGTCTTTGTCCACATAGGATAAGTCTGCAATATGAATGAAGGGATTAATGTCCCTACTCACTTGCTTTAGTTGACTAAAAAAGGTTTTGTTTTTCTTTGTGGCTTCGTGATTCCCATCATAAATTAGAGTAGGTATTCCTACTTGCCTTATGAATGTGAAGTACAACTCCAACTCTTCCATAGTTGGAAGACGATCAAAGAGATCGCCCCCAATTATGTGCATACTACACTCGTTTTCTATTTCATGAATTTGGTTAAAGAAGGCTTCATACCTTCTCTTTGCCCAGTCAACTGGGACATTTTTCTGTCCCAGCTTTAAGTGCCAGTCTGCTGTGAATAAAATCACCCTACGTTAAACTCCGCTTCAAGAGTCTCGTCTACTTCCGTAGTGTTTGCCTGTCGTACACGATCCAATAGCTCCTTCTGAGCATCTGGAGTTGGTCGAGACATTACTTCGTCCATGGACTTTACTGCAGCAGCAAGAGCTGCATCTGCGGCACTAAGAGCGGCAGGCTTGCACTTCAAAGGCTGAAGCTGGTACTCTACGTTATAAGGCAGAGGTCCGGTCTTAACGCGCTTGAACTTAATGTCCCATCCAGTTTCTGGATCTGTAGGATCTCCTAAGTCTTCGGCAGCAGTAATAATCTGCTCCCAGAGCTTCTTCTTGAGATTAACAACTTTCACTTCGCCATTGTCAATACACTGTGTAGCATAGCTCCATCCACACTTGAGGTCGGGATAATACTCGCGAACCCAATCTTTTTCTTGGTTTGTAAATGCTTCTGCATTTCTATCGAAGGACAGACACTCTAAAGGAATGTTCTTGTCGTTCTCGCCTTTCACCCAGTATACATAGCGAGCAAGAATATCACCTATGATACGCATTTGATTGTCGCCGTCTTTGTATTGGAAAGTGCTGATAGAAGTCTTTTGTGCAGAACCTTTCTGCTGATTAAACGATATAGCCATTTTGTTTTATATCCTTTGGAACTTCTTCATGTAAAAAATGTATTTGTTGATTCTCTACATAAAGTAGTTTATTGTTGTTTAAAAATAGTATGGGATCTTCCTGTATATACAGGGGATCTAGTGTTATCGTACCATTGACTTTGTACTCTCCATACGAACGCAATGAAGCGAGCGCAAGATAAATGCAAATGTCTCGGTAAGAGTATTTATATGAATTGTATAACAGAACATCTGGGTGTACTAAAAAACTCTGGCCTCTAAAGTCTATATCTGCATACTTATACAGAGTATCATACCTATTTCGCGGGAGTTGTTTTTCCACCATCATTTTAAAGACCTGCACGATCTCGAAAGTATTCGCCTTGCAAGTTTTAAAGATTCTGTTCCAATTATATAAGAGCATATTATATCAAAAGTTGAAGTTAATGTCAAGAACTATTTTTTTATAGTTGGTCTATCTTGTATCCCTGTTTCATATAGTATCCCATCCTATTGGAAGCCTGTCTTCGGGCGGTGTTTCCCTTTAGGTGGATATCTATCACTACAGGTGATCTTTTGTTTTCTTGCTTGCGTATGATACGCCCTATTAGCTGAGTCAATAGTGGCTCATTATTAACAGGAGTACCAAGAATCAAACAACTTAAGTTATCAACAGAGATACCCTCTGAGAAGATTGCTTGTGTACCGTATAGAATGTCTTTTCTACCCGCACGAATCTCATCCAGAAGAGTCTCTCTATCTTCATGTGCTACTTCTCCGGTAACACAGATTGCTCTGTCTCCCGTAAGTTCAGCACAGGCTTGCAAGAAGTGTACTCTATCGCTGACAACTAAAACCTTGTGGCCTTTTGCAGCGTAGGCTGCCGCTATCATAGATATGCTATGCCTGTACTCATCTTGGTTTGCCAAGTGTGTAACTTTATTAGCCCAAGGAGTTCTTTGGCCGTCCATGAAGCGTATCTCCGAAGGATAGACTGTTATGGACGGAACCATATAGTTCTCTTTTGGTGGCTTAAATACTTTACTGCCAAAGTAATCTCGAAAGACTACATGCTTTCCATCTTTTCTTTCTATAGTTCCAGACAATCCTATCTTATATCGAGCGTAGTTTGTGTCTATTACTTTAGAAAAGGTAGGAGAAGATACGTGATGCATTTCATCTAGTATGATAGTGCCGAACTCCTTATTTATCTTGAGAATATTTCTGTATAAACTTTGAGTATTCCCAATTACAATTGGAGCATCAATTTCAAACTTCCCACTGCCTATGATACCTGGCGTAATTCCGTATACTTTTTCTACTTCTTTTGCCCACTGGTTTCTTAGAGGCACAGTGTGAACAATAATAAGTGTTTTCTGTCCTAGCTTACCAGCTATCGCAAGACCTGTAAAAGTCTTTCCCCAACTAACCCAAGCGTTAATTATAGAGTTGTCTTCGATCTCATCGTAGACCTCCTGCTGGCTTGGTCGTAACGGAAACTTAAACTCAGGAAACTGCACCGGCTTATTGACACGCTTATCGACTATCTCGTAGTCATTTGGTATCAAATCCGTTCTTCCTATAGGTATACTCACCAGCGTATCCCGTACTCGTGCCATATTCTTTATGACAAAAGGCGGATCTTTTGGATTGAACGAAGGAATAGTATAAGTAAGTTCCTTACTTAAAACTTCCTTGTATTCCTGCGTTACCTCAAGGTAAATGCGATTACTGATTAGTGCTTTTATAGTCCTATTTCCTTTTTAGCTATTAGATATTCTTTTACGAAGTCACTCCGTACAATGTCTTGTACTTCAAAGTTCACCATGTCAAAAGCACCCATTGTTTCCAGTATTCTTAGAAACGAAAGAAGTCCATTATTTTTGAGGTCAGACTGTTCAAAGTCTCCACAAAATATAACTCTACAGTACTTACCTACTCGTGTAATAATTGAGTCTAACTCTTGAAATGTCATATTCTGACACTCATCTATCAGTATGACAGAGTCTTTTAGAGTTATACCTCTTATGTAAGAAGTAGTCATAAAGTGAACTAATCCTTTGGTCTTGAGTATTTGATATGCGTCTCCACGATTAAATAGCTCGTTTGCAACTTCTTTATACGGTTCTTCATAGACGGAAGCCTTGTCCTTTTCACTACCTGGTAGGAAACCAATGTCCCTTGTAGGTACTGCACTTCGGATTATAACTAAATTACTATACTGTTTTTTAACCATATCATCAAAAGCTAAGTAACAAGATATAAAAGTCTTTCCTGTTCCTGCGACCCCGTGGAGAACTAAGTTCTTCTCGGATTCAAATGCTATCAATTGATTCTTAGTTAAAGGTTCTATCTCTTCCAGTTGAAGACCGGAGCCGTTCAAAGTTTTACGCTTGTTGCCCATATATTCCTTATACCTTTCTTCGAGTGTCTTTAAGTTTTGTCTTAGAGTACTCGTATAACATCCAAGGTGTATCGCCTACATGTAGTATTCCTGCCCAGTTCCTGCCATCCTCTGGTGGTCTAGGAATGGTGAAGGAAGTAGTAACGTGATGCACCCATAATAAAGAAGCAGTACCTTTACGATCAACTCTACGAATCTTGTAGTATTTTAACTTGCAGAACGCAGTTTTCTCATATGTAAAGGGAACGCCTCTTGAATCTATAAAATTATTATTTGATTGTTTTAATAAACCTACGTGACTTATTAGTGAACGACGCAGAGGAAGCAGCTCTGTAAAAGGAGTCTGTAGCCTACGTATGCCAAGAGTATCTCCTGGCATATTAGTATCGTCTACTAACAAGTCATCTATAAACAGTAATCCGTCAGAATAACTCCAGTTGTCTGAAGGTATCTGGAATACTGGGAACTTCAGTTGTTGCACGTCCCTGTATGTAATGATCAATTAAAACTCCCTCATAGTAAACCTTTACTTCTACTTCCACTGCTTCGTGTGACATGTTACCTCCTAGGTAATTAATAGAATTGCAAATTCATACAAAAAATATATAACCGTAAGACCGGCTAAGCACTTTACTAACTGTGTTATCCAATACTCAAGATTCACCGTTTTTGTCTCTATAATCCTTTATAGCGGCTTTTATTGCATCTTCTGCAAGCACGCTACAATGGATTTTCACGGGGGGAAGGGCTAACTCTTCGGCTATCTCAGTGTTTTTTATTACACTTGCTTCGCTAAGAGTTCTACCTTTTACCCACTCCGTTAAAAGAGAAGAAGAAGCTATAGCACTACCACAGCCATAGGTTTTAAACTTGGCATCTTGTATAATTCCTTCCTCTACTTTTATTTGCAGCCTCATCACATCGCCACAGGAAGGTGCTCCCACCATGCCTGTACCAACATTATCAGTCTCTTCCATTTTGCCTACATTACGAGGGTTCTCATAATGATCCATTACTTGATTACTATATGCCATATTAAATTACCCCCAAGGTAACATAGTCATGCCAATTACATTTAGCAATAACTCAAGTATAATAAAAAACAGTACACAAGGACCTAACTGCCATGCCCACCACTTCCAGCCTTCTAAGTTAGAAGCCCAAGTAGCTAACTTACTTTTTCTGGCTTTATCGTAAGCTCCACTGCTCTCACCGATTCTTTCCGCCCAGTAATTAGGATCAACTGCGTTTTTAAATTTTCTTAGCATCTTTACTAACATTATATAGTTCCGTACTGCTTGTCGAACTTACCCATGGAGTAGTCCTCTCCTACTTCAAAGTCACATCCTACAGGCGCTCCAGGAATTGAAAGTCCTCTATCCATTTGTATGTAGTATTCTAACTGATCGCAGTATTCATCTACTTCTGAGTAGGGTACTTCTGCAAGTATCGAGTCATGTACTAAAGCAAAGATTTTTGATTTAGACTTAGTAGCTTTTAAGTAGTTGTGCATATCTATAGCCCCAAGAAGGTTAATGTCACTAGCAGCAGACTGAACCAAAAAGTTAAGACCAGAACGAATGCTATGACTCTTGATGCCCGCGTCTGACGATTTGACATTTGGTAATCTCCTTTTTCTGCCAAAGTAGCTATACACAAAGCCGTTTTGCTCTATGAATCTGTGATTGCTTTCTATCCACTTTTTAAGTTGGTGGAATGATTGAAAGTAATCATCAATAACTTCTTTAGCTTCATTCGGACTAAAAAATTTGCCCGAGTCTTTGGTTACTTGTTCACTAATCTTCTTCGGCCCTGCACCATACATGATACCGAAAGTTACTGCTTTTGCAGCCTGTCGTTGTGTGCCAAATAGCTCAGCTACTTCCTCTACTTCGCAGGGTAATCTGAATACTGTCTTCGCAATGGTACTATGAAAGTTTCCGCCACTGCGGAATACATCCATGAGAGCTTTGTCCTGTGCTAAAATAGCAGCAACATATACTTCTGCTGTCGTTAAGTCCATTGCAACAATCTTGTGTCCTTCGGCAGCTCGTATACAGCCTTTTACTATAGGGTTATCCCTAGGCAATTGCTGCATATTAAGTTTGCCGCTAGAACTAAGACGACCACTAGTGGTACCATGAAGGTTGAAGCCAGTACGAAGTCTACTATCTTTATCCAACTGCGGTATGATTTTGTCCAAATAAGTATTT